AAGAATCGATCGCTTAATAAAATTGGAAAAGAGTTCGACGAATTAGTAGCAGACATGAAAAAAACTGCTATGGAGTGGGCTAAAGCTTCTGGCGCGAAAAAACAGACTCTGTTAATGAAAATGAAACAGATGACAAAAGAGAAAAAAGAGCTTCAAGCTGAAATGGAACGCGCTGTCATGGACATCGATAAAGATGCCACTTTACAAGTAGATGAGAGATATGTTAAAATTGCAATACGCGGTGCAATTGGCCGATTGGTTGAAAAACAGCTGAAAGCAGCTATACCAAATAGATCGGCTAGACGATTAATGGAACGAAAAAGAACTCAGTTTCATGAGTTTGTAGACCGATCAGCGCCAACGTTGGTCCGAGAAATGAAAGCTACTATGTCAGTCACTGAATGGCAAAATCTTCAGATCTTTACAGCTTCAATACACGGTTTAACAGAAGCCGATGAAATGTCAGATGACCAAATAGCACAGACTGTTGCAGATTTAGCTAAAGAAATGACAAAAGGAGATTTAATACTCGATCCTAAAGCACTTGATATTCAAGATAATCCTAAAGATTTTGAAGATATTATTGATCCGGATAGTGATGCTAAAGTTAAAATGGAACATGCATTTAATAAAGCATCTAAACATGAAAAACGAATAATATCAGAAGGTGTAGCATTAGCTGTTATTTTAGGAGCACCTACTATTTTAAAAATGCTTGGAAATATAGTTGATTATATAGGATCATTTATAACCGGTAAAGCAACCCCAGAAGAACGTGGTAAGCGTCGTGTAATAGCTCGTTTAGCAGTAGTTACTAAAGCAGATGGCGCAATTCCATCTAAAGAAGAGTTAAAAGGAAAATTAGGTGGTATTGGTAAGGGAATTTCTGCAGGAATATCTTTTAAAGATGATGCTGAGTTTATTGATGCTGCATATGAAGAAGTAGGAAAAGAAGTTGAAATCGATCTTTTAAAAGCTAAAAAAGCTGCCGAGAAAAAACCAGGTCAACACGCACATAAAGCACCGTTTGAAGTCGATGGATCAAAATCAATACCTTTGGAAGATAAAGATTTAGAACATGTATTACATATAATGCATACCGCAGAGAAAGCAACTCAAGCTGGAAAATTCTTAGGCGAACTGTCACATTGGGTCCATGGAATTTTTGTAAAAGGAATACGCGCGGTTCTTACACCTGCAATTGCATTAGTATTAGGATATCAACAAGTAGAGAAAAAATCAAAAGGATTTTTTGGCAAAGCTAAAGATATGGTGAAAGGTGTATGGGGATCTATAAAAGGTTTATTCGGAGCAATGTATAAAGAAGCTTATAATCTTACAGAAAAATACGGCGATGCTATTTATACAACTGTTATGATTATTGCAACTATTATGATGGGTATGTCTACATTAGAGAGTCTTGACAAAATATCTACTCCAATGGGTAACATAGGAGAATTGATATCAAAACATTGGGATGTTCTTACAGAAGCTGGTACTAAAATTTCAAAATTAGCTGATTTATCTTTAACTGCTTTTCAATCAATACTTCAATTAGTATTAGCTAAATATGGAATATTATAATGCAAAACAAAACAACGGTTATATTATCATTAGTCATTGCAGTATTAGTTTGTATAATCATTATCATGTATACGACTAAACCATCATATACTGATGCACAAGCAAAGGCTCAATATCAACATACAATTGATAGTTTAGATAATGTAATTTTGAACTACAAACGCGATCAACTTGAATTGGATAAAAAAATTGCCGGATATGAATTAGATATCCGGCGATTGGATCTTCAAATTGATTCAGCGGAAAACAAAATAATTGAAGTAAGAAACTATTATGCTGAACGAATTAAAAATGTTGGTCGTTTTTCTACTGCTGAGCTTGACGACTTTTTCTCAAAACGGTACAAATAACGAACCTCAAGTTTGTATGCCATTGACAAAGGCACGACAAGTAGCACAAGATCTATTGCGTTTAGATTCATTACAAGCCGAACATAACAAAACATTGTTTGTATTAGAACGTACAAATTCTAAAATAGAAATCAAAGATAGTATCATTAATGCCAATACAGAAAAGATTGATAAATATCTTAAAGAAATTGGTACACATGAAGAGAAGTTTAAAACATCATCAGAACGAATTACAAAGTTAGAAACAGAGGTTACTGACTTGCAAACAAAAAATACTCGTTTACGTGGATGGATACAAGGCTTAGGCGGTGGTTTAATTGCAACTCTTACTACGTTAATATCTGTAATTGCTATAAAATAGATTTGGTACTTTAAAAAAGTTTTATTATATTTATAGTATATGACGCAGAAATCATTAAAAGAAATTATTAAAGACGAGTACAAAAAATGTGCGATGGATCCCGTGCATTTTATGAAAAAATACTGCGTTATCCAACATCCAACAAAAGGAAAAATGTTCTTTCATTTATATCCTTTTCAGGAAGAAGTACTTACATCATTGCAACATAATCGTTATAGCGTAATTCTTAAATCACGGCAGTTAGGTATTTCCACTTTAACTGCAGGATTTTCATTATGGGCAATGTTATTTCGTTCAGATTATAACGTATTAGTCATTGCTACAAAACAAGAAGTAGCAAAAAACTTAGTTACCAAAGTACGTGTAATGCATGATAATTTACCTTCATGGTTAAAAGGAAAATCAGTCGAAGATAATAAATTGTCATTACGATTTAAAAATGGGTCTCAAATCAAAGCTGTATCATCAAAAGGAGATGCAGGTCGTTCTGAAGCATTATCATTACTAGTAATAGATGAGGCGGCATTTATTGATCGAATCGATGAAATATGGACTGCAGCTCAACAAACATTAGCAACTGGTGGTGGTGCAATCATGTTATCAACACCTAACGGTACTGGTAATTTATTTCATAAAACATGGGTTGATGCGGAAGCAGGAGGGCAATTCCATCCAATTAAATTGCATTGGTCAGTACATCCTGAACGAGATCAGTCATGGCGTGATATGCAAACGGAATTGCTAGGAGAAAAGGCAGCAGCGCAAGAATGTGATTGTGACTTCATATCATCCGGACATACAGTAGTTGATGGTCCTATCATTCAATGGTATGAGCAGACATATGTCGAAGATCCAAAAGAGAAGCGTGGATTTGATGGTAACTATTGGATATGGGATTATCCAAATTACAATAAAGCATATGCAGTTGTAGCTGACGTTGCTCGAGGCGATGGCGCCGACTATTCAGCATTCCATGTCATTGATATTGAGTCTATGACTCAGGTAGCAGAATATCGAGGTAAAATAGGAACTACGGAATACGGTAACATGTTAGTATCTGTCGCAACTGATTATAATAATGCATTACTAGTAATTGAAAATGCCAATATCGGTTGGGCCGTAATACAAGTTGCAATTGACCGCGGATATCCAAATTTATATTATTCATATCGAGATGATGCATATGTAGATGAAAATATACATTTATCTAAAGGTTATGACCTCAAAGGTAAGGCACAAAAAGTACCAGGATTTTCAACTACATCAAAATCTCGACCATTGATAATTTCTAAAATAGAAACATATTTTCGAGAAAAAGCTCCAATCATTCGCAGTAAAAGATTAACAGATGAATTATATGTATTCATTTGGAATGGTTCAAGAGCAGAAGCACAGCGAGGTTATAATGATGACTTGATAATGTCATTTGGTATTGCATTATGGGTACGAGATACAGCATTAAGATTGCATCAACAAGGAATTGATTTAACTAAAAAAACATTAGGTCATTTAGGTAAATCTCAAGGTGTATACTCGGCAAATCGAAACACCAATGGGTCATGGGACTGGAAAGCTGGTTCTGATACAGATGACTTAAAATGGTTACTTTAACATATTTATTATAAACGGAAAAACGCATGGCAGATACTTCATTACGGACACGACTACGCAGACTATTTTCAACAAATGTAGTCGTACGACGTATCGCAAAAAACCGATTAAAGGTAGTCGATGCTAATAAATTACAGTCATCTGGTAATATGCAGAACCCGTCTTGGGTTGATCGTTTTGCTGGATTACATCGTGGTCAAAATGGTTATATCACATACAATCAAACGTATAATTTTCATCAATCAAAATTAGAATTATTCTCTGATTATGAAGCAATGGATATGGATCCTATCTTATCATCAGCGTTAGACATTTATGCGGATGAGTCAACTGTAAAAAATACCGAAGGTGATACCATAACAATTGCATCAAGTAATCCAGAAATTCAAAAAGTACTACGTAATTTATTTTATGATATATTAAATATAGATTATAATTTATGGCCATGGATTCGTAATGCATGTAAATATGGTGATTTCTTTTTGCATTTAGATATAGAGGAAGAAGTTGGTATTGTAAATGTAACACCATTATCATCATATGAAATTCGCCGAGAGGAAGGATTTGATCCAAATAATCCATATGCATATCGATTTGTATTGGAAGGTACTCATATGTCTTATGCAAATGCAACAAGGCCAAATCCACAACAATTTGAAAATTATGAAGTAGCTCATTTCCGTTTGATATCTGATTCCAATTTCTTGCCATATGGTAAATCGATGATTGAACCGGCTCGTAAGATTTTTAAACAATTGGCATTAATGGAAGATGCAATGTTGATTCAACGTATTATGCGTGCACCGGAACGTCGTATCTTTAAAATAGATGTAGGGAATATTCCGCCTCATGAGGTTGATAATCATATGCAACAGATTATTAACAAAATGAAAAAGATTCCATATATGGATGAAA